TTCGTGGTGCGGTTGTCGGATTGTGGCGCCTACGTGGTCGCGTTGCCCTCGGGGCGCGAGGGCGACCCGGGCAAGCCCGGCGAACCCGGGCCCGAAGGCAAGCGCGGTGCGGATGGCGTGGGCATCGCGAGCGTTGAACAGGAAAGCAACTTCCGCGTAACGCTCGGGCTCACCGATGGCACGCGGCATTCGCTCTACATGCCGGCGGGCCCGAAGGGCGAGCGCGGCGAAACCGGCTTGGAAGGCCGGGCCGGCGTCCCGGGCGTGGGTATTGCAGGGATCGCGCCGGCCGAGCCCGGCCGCGCATGGCTAAGCCTCACGGACGGCACGCGGCATGTTGTCGAGCTACCGCCCGGCCCGCCCGGCGAACGCGGCGCCGATGGTGGCCCCGGTTGCGCTGGCCCGCGCGGCGTGGGTATCGATGCCATCGGCTGCGAGCCCGGGCGCTTCACGCTTCACTTGACGGACGGAAGCGACTGGCCCGTAGAACTTCCCCGAGGCGAACGCGGCGAACGTGGCGAACCCGGCCCCGAGGGCATCAGCATAGAAGCCGTGGAGCAAGGCGACCCGCGCGCTTTCACGTTGCGATTTAGCAACGGCTCCACAGCGGATGTGGAATTGCCCGCCGGCCCGAAGGGCGACCGGGGCGAAGCGGGCGAGCCCGGAACGGATCGGTTCATCGCAGCCCCCCGGCAAATCCGCGACGGCGATCCTGTCGCACGCAATGACTTGATCGCGTGGGGTGGCGGCATCGTGCAAGCGATCCGCGCGACCACGTTAAGCCCCGAGGCGGACCCGGCGTCGTATGTGTGCATCGTGGCGGGCATCGCCTCGCTAACGATGGTGGAGAACATCGAAGCGCGCACGTTCGACCTTAAGGCGCGGTTGACCGACGGCACCGAGCAAACGCTACACGCCCGCGCAATGCCGCGCTTCATGGGCGACGGCCCCCGCGTGGGCGAGCGCGTCATCAAGGGCGATCAGTTCATCAAAGGCGATTGGCTCTACACGGCGACCGTGGACGGCGCCGACGCGGCGAATATCGACGCGGGCGGATGGCGTCGCACGAACATTCGTGGCAAGCGCGGCGACGATGGCCCGCAAGGCGTGGCAGGGCCGGCCGGCGTGGGCATTGCCGGCGTGACCCTCGATGAAGCCGGCATCCTCACGGTGCGGCTCACGAGCGGCGAGGAACAATACTGCGACGCGCGCGCGTACATCGCGAGGGCGATTGCATGATCCCTGACGCGAATTTCACGCTCGACGGCGCGAAGAATCATCTACGCATCGTGCACACGGAAGAGGATGCGGTGATCGTCGCCATGCTCGATGCGGCCGTGGCCCTGTGCGAGCGATACACGGCGCGCGCGTGGACCGAGCGCGCATGGTCTACCCCCTTGGACGCCTGCGACCTCGAAGGCTGCGGGTGCACCGATCCGGCCGTCTATCACGCGCTCCTGTCCCCGGCGGTGCCGGTGATCTACGCGGGCGACGTGGCGCTGGATGCGAGCGCGTATTACACGGGGACCATGTTCGGACACACGATTGCCGTGATTACGGAGGCGTCGGCATTCGGCGCCGATCCGCGCGGGACCGTGGGCCGCATCGATTGGGAGGCGGGCCCGCCGAATGAGCAAGTCCCGCCGGACGTGATCGCGGCGGCAATGCTTTATCTCGGGGACTTGTTCGAAAACCGCGAGGCGCAAATCGTCGGGACCATCGTGGCGCGCAACGCCTTAGCCGATGCGCTCCTGCGCCCGTATGTCCTCGACCTGTATATGTGAGCCGCGACCATGCCCCGCGTTCGCGCCGGCTCGCTTCGCACGCCCGTCTATCTCGGGCGCCCCACGATTACGCAGGATGCGGCCGGGGGCGAAGCCCTCGCGTGGGCCGAATTCAAAACGTGGGCCGCTATCGAGCCGATTTTCGGCAAGGGCCGCGAAGTCGCGACCACGATTATCAAAGACTGGATAGACGCGCGGATAACCATCCGTGTTAGCGACGGCTGGATACCCTCGGCGCGCTGGCGCGTGCGCGATGCGGTCACGGGCGACCTTTACGATTTGGTAGCCGTGAACATGGCGCCGAAGGACAAGGCCGCCGAATGCCTCGCGAAGATCATTCCCGGGGGCAGCGATGGCCGCTAAAACAAAAATCACGGGGCTCCCCGAGCTAATCCAAAAGCTGGCGGACTTGCGCGCGTTCGACACTATCGAGCGCATTTCCTATCGCGCCACGTTCGGCGCCTCGAAAGATATCCGCGAGCAAGCGGCGGTAAACGCGGCGTCGCGCGTGAACACGCGCACGGGTGCGCTCGTGCGCGGCTGGGCCATCAAGCGAATCGTAATCGGCTCGAAGCGCGGCTACACAGTGGGCGTGCGCCATGGGCGCGGCGCCGGGCGCGGCAAACACTCGGGGGACGATCCGTTTTATTGGTGGTATCTCGAATTCGGCACCGCGCGCGGAATCTCGCCAAAGGGATTTTTGCGCGACGCATTCGCGCAGGCGCAGTCGAAGGCGCCCGGGCAGATTAAGGCGGCCGGGATAAAAGCCGTCCTCGATTCGGGCAACCGGGCGCTTAGAAAATTCGGCAGTGGCGGGGCGGAACGTGCGGCGCGTTGAAGAATTTATTTTTTCAACACTCGGCCCCCTCGTACAAGGCGCGGTGCATCCCGTGACCGTGCCGCAGGAGGCGCACTTTCCCTGCATCCGCTACGCGACCATATCGGCGATCCCCGAGGCGTCCACGTGCGGAGCGTCGGGCTTAGTGCGTTCGCAAATTCAGGTTGACCTGTACGCGCCGGAATACGCGGCCGTTCGCACGTTGCGGGAGCAAGTCGTTTCCGCCATGCAGGACACATTCCCGCTCACGGCGTTACTCGTGGGCGAGTTTGAAGCATTCGAAATGGAACCCAAATTATTCCGCCGCATTTTGACTTACTCCATCGCGGAGCAAGAGGGCGCGGCATAGCAGGCCCAAGCGTTAGCAGCAACCGCAACCGCAGTCGGCAGGAGTAGCGGGCATGTCTTTCAAGAGTAAGGCTATCAACGCGCAAGGCTCGCGGATTGCCATCGATAACGGCACGGGCGTGCCCATCGATGACATAACCGCAGTAACCAAGGCAAGCGAGGCCGTAGCGTCAAGCGTTCTCGCGGACCCGGCAATCGGCGATGTAGTGCGCTTTATCAGTGTCGCAAGCATGCCGGAAATCGACGGGCAGGCCGGGGCCGTGACCGCAGTATCGGCCGGCGTTTCCTTCACGGTGGACATTGACTCTACCGGCTACGCCACGGCCGGCGCGGCGGGCACCGCAACGCAACTCGTGTTTGTCGAAGGCTGCGAAATCAAAACGTTTAGCGGCTTCGATGGGCAGGCGGCCGAAGTCGATATTACGACCCTGTGTAGCGAGGCACGCGAGTACCTGATCGGCTTGCAGGACTTCGGCAATCTTTCATTCGACGTGAACTACGTCCCCAACGATCCGTTCCAGATGGAGTGCATGGATGCGAAGGGCAAGGGCGCGCGTCGCACGTTCACGCTCACGCTTCCGCCCGGGCAGGACGGCAAACAATTCGTTTGGATTTTCGATGCGTTCGTGCGGCAGTTCACGATTGCCGGCGGCGTGGATCAGGCCGTAACGGGTTCGGTGTCCCTGCGCATCACGGGCGCGCCGAAGATTTACGAAATGCAGTAACGCAACGCACGGGCGGCGCAACCGCATCACGCGCCGCCCGCGACCAAGGGCGCATCACTTCATCAACGCATCATCACTCGCAAAAGGTATCGGCAATGGGCATACGTGAACAACTCGCGCGGGCATCGGCTAAGCCCGAGCGATTCGAGGGCATCGACGGATTCGAAGAGCCCGTGTTTATTCGGCGCATGACGTTGGGCGAAGCCGACGAATTGCAGGCCACGGCGGCGGCCGACGCCAAGCAATCAAACACCATTCGACTACTGGCGCGTTTCCTCGGGGACGAAAACGGGGAACGGGTTTTCGACTTGGCTAAAGGGGAGGACGTGAAAGCCCTAAAGGCTATCCCCGTGACCGTGGCGGCGCGGTTGCTGGAATTGGGCAACCAAGTCAACGCCTCGAAAGCGAAGGACGTAGAAAAAAAGGATTAGCCCCGGACACGCTTTTCCGGCATCGCCTCGCGCTCGCGCTGGGCCGCACGTTGGGGGAAATCGACGAAATGCCGCTCGCTGAATATCACTCGTGGATCGACTTCTATACGGTGGAGCCGTGGGGCGATTTCCGTGCGGACTTGCGCACGGGGCTACTCGCAACCGTGATCGTGCGCATGTTGGGCGCGAAGGGCTCGCGGGCTAAGCCGCTGGACTTCATGCCGATCATTGCGCGGCAAGTCGAGCGGTCCCGCGACCGCGCGGGCGACCCGGGCGCCGAAGTGCGGGCGTATCTGGACACCATTTTCCATAGCAGGCGCCCGGCGCGGGTGCTGACTCGGAAGGCACACCATGGCTAGCGGCAACCTCGGCTCGCTTTCGGTCGATCTGTTACTCGAAACCGTCAATTGGATTGCGGGGCTAAACAAGGCGCAACAGGAGGCACAGAAAAGCGCCGAGGCGATAGCGCGCACGTTCGAAAATATGACGAAAAAAATAACGGACTTGGCGAAGGATGCGGCGGCCGGGCTCGTGGCGAGTTTTTCCGCACACGCCATCATCGATTGGATCAAGTCGGCGACCGAAGCCGCCGACACGATGAACACGCTAGCGCAAAAAACCGGGCTCACGGTTAGCACGCTCACGCAACTAGACACCTACGCGAAAATTTCCGGGACTTCGGTGGACGCGGTTTCCAAGTCCATCGTGAAGCTTGACGTTGCGATGATCGACGCGCAGGACTCCACGAGCGAACAGGCCAAGGCGTTCAAGGATTTGGGCGTGAACGTGATGGGCAAAACCGCCGAGCAAGTTTTCCAACAAGTCGTGGGGGCGTTCGGGAAGATGGAGGACGGCGCCAACAAAACGCAAGCGGCCGTAAAGATTTTCGGCAAGGCCGGCGCGGACCTTATCCCGGTCATCAACGCGATGAATGCCGCGAGCGAGGATGCAAAAAAACAATCGAAGCAACACGGCGATGCCGTGGAAGTCCTCGCTGGGATGTACGAAAAATATGTCGAGCAAGCCACGATTGCGCACGAGCGTTCCCAAACCATGGCAACACTTATTGCCGAGCAATTCGTCCCCTACCTAACGGCTCTTGTCAAAACGTTTAACGACGCGGCGAAGAGCGGCGGCGCGCTAAACACAGTGTTGATGGCCGCGATCAACTTTGTTAAGGGGCTCGTGATTGCCGTGGATTTTCTCGTGAGCGTTCTTGTCGGCTTGGGGACTATCGGTGTCGCGGTCGCAAAGGCGATGAACCAAGCGGCGCACCTAGATTTTAAAGGTGCATTTGAAACGTTTGGACAGGGTTTACTCGACGTGAAAGGGCAGGCCGCGTCATTCACGGATCGCTTGGTCGCGATGGTTGACCCATTGGGCCAAGTTACGGGGGAAGTCAAGAAACAATCCGCCGCGACGGAAGGGCTCGGCGCAGGCTGGAAAAAACAGGCCGACGACGCCAAACAGTTAGAGGCTAACTATCAACGAGTCATCAAAACCATAAACGAAAAAACGGCGGTTGATGAAATCGAAAACGCCTCGGGGGTGAAGCTGACCGAGGGCCAGAAAATAGTCCTCAAAATAATGACGGACATTCGGGACGGCACGCTAAAGCTGACCGAGGCGCGAAAAAAAGATTTGGTGGTCGCGTCCGAAGCGTTGATTAAGGCCGACCTGCAAAAAGAGGCTTTGAAAAATCAGGCGGCTTGGCTCGAATACCTGCGCAAAAAACAGGATGAATACAACAAGTCCTCCGACGAAAACCAAAAAATAATCGATGAAACGTTGAACTCTTGGGAGGATGCCGACGCGGAGGCGGAATTTTCCCTGTCCATCATGGGCAAAACCACGGACGAACAGGCGCGGCTTACGGCCGAGCGAAAAATCGACTTGGAAGTAAAGCAAAAAATCGCGGCGTTGGATCGCTCTGTCGGGCTCGAAGAGTTGGACCGTCAAGCGAAGATCATCACGGCCGAGGGCTAAGCACACAAGCAACGCCTCTCGAATTACGCGGGCGCGGCGGCGGCGGTCAAGCGGTACAACGAAGAGGTTGAAAGCCTGTATGGCGACTTGTTCAAAGGCATAGAAGCCACGGGGGAAAACGCATTTACGAATTTGTTTGATAGCACGGCCGGCGGCTGGAAAAAAATGTTGGCGGGCATGGCGGCCGACTTCAAAAAATTGCTTATGGACTTCATTTATAAGCAACTCGCGAAACCGCTCCTGTTGAACCTCGTGGCGATGATGCCGGGCGGGCTGGGGCAGATGGGGGCAAGCGCGCTCGCGGCGCCCGGCGGCTCGGGCTTGTGGGGTGGCGGCTTCGGTGGCGGCGGGCTTAGCGGTGGCGGCGGGCTCGTGCAAGGCGGGTTCGGGCTCATGAATTCCGCGTCGGGCTATCCCGCGTATATGAGCGATGCATCGGGCTTTGCCGGCGGCGGCGCGGCTGGCGGCTCGGGCATGTTGGCAACCGCCGGCTATGGGGTAGCCGGTGGGCTCGCGGGCTACGGCGTCGCGCGGATGTACGGCGCGGGCTCGCGCGGCGTGCAGAACGCGGCGAGCTACGGCGCAATGGGCGCTTCCCTCGGGAGTGCCTTCGGTCCCATCGGCGCGCTGGCCGGGTGGGGCATTGGGACCGTGGCCGGCATTGCGACCGACCCGGACCCCGACGCGATGCGTAAAGGAACGTTCGGCTCCATGGCCGGGGCGAAGGGCCCGACGCAATATTCCTACACGTCGCAACTCGGCACGTTCGGAATCAGCGACACGAAATGGTTTAGCGATTCCGACATGGGCGAACAGTTGAAGGCTTTCATGGCGCAGATGAAATCCTTTGATGACGCCATTGCGGCGACGTTGCCGGCGGCTGATGTGGACAAATTGAAAGCGCGCCTCGCGGACCTGTCGCACGAATACGAATTCGGGATGGAGCATACCGACGTTTCCGGGCTCGGCGACATTATCAAGGATCGCATTAAAGCCGTGATTGAAACCGTGGCCCCCGAGGCGGCGGATTTTTTCTCGACGTTTAAAGGCGGCGTGGATGAACTTACCCAATCCATGGCGGGATATCTCGCGATCAAAGGCGGACTCGACTTCGATCCGGCAAAGATCGTCGCGGCGGCGAAAGCGCAGGACGAATTAAACAGCAATCAAATGCTGTCATACCAAAAACAAAGCGGCGCGTTGCAGGACTTAACCGCGAAGTGGGACGGCTCGGCCGAATCGACAACCGCCATGGCCGGCGCGCTCGCGGACTTCCAGCTAGCCACGGTACAAATGATTCAGGCCATCGACAAGGCGGCCGACTCCATGCATGCAATGTTCGCATCCACCGAGGATTCGATCCGCATGTCCACGATGACCGACGAACAAAAATATAACTTTTTGCAGGATCAGTCGGCGTCCCTGATGGATCAACTTTCGACGGAAACCGACCCGGCGAAAATTCAGGAACTCGCCGGGAAAATCAACTCGGATATTACCGACGCATGGAACCTACTTAGCCCCGACCAAAAAGACAAACTCTCAAAAAGTTTTCTCGACCGGCTGGACGCGCTGGATTCGGCGGTAGCCGACAAAATGCACGGGCTGCGCGATGTGGTCACGGAAGATTCGGGCTCCATCATGTCCACCATTGCAACGAAGATGGATTCGATTTTCACGAAAGGGGAGGACGCGGCCGATAAGAATATCGACGCAGCCGAAAAGCAAATCGAGGCGGCATCCAAACCCATAACCGTCCTCGTGGCCGTACAGGGCGATGGCGGCATTGTGGCATCGGCAGGCTAGGGCACCCCCATGCGCGCTATGTCCGCCGCCGCCCAAGCCGCTGTAGCGGCCGTGGTCACGTCCCCCGGGCACTTGGTCGAATTGTCGTTTGATCCCACCCCGGCGCGGTGGTCCGATATCGGCAGCATTCGCCTACCCGATGGGCGCATTTTCTCGGGCGTGGATATGCGCATTCAATCGCTCGGGTTCATGGGCGACGCGGTGCCGGCCGGGTTCTCCCTGCAATTGGGCAACCTCGATTCCGCAGTCGGCGCGCTCTTACTCGCGAACGACATTGCAGGCGTGACCCTTTCCGTTTGGGGCTGCGACCGGCGCGCGCTCGACACGGCCGACATTGTGCCGCTGGGCACGTGGTCGATTACGGCCGCGCGCATCGGCATAGACGCGGCAACGATTACATGCGCGCCGATTTTCTACACGGCGCCCTTCCGCCGCGTGGATGCGGCAAACGGTTTCCTTCATGCGACGCCCGAGGGAACGCAAATTGTTTGGGGCGCCGACCGGATAATCCTGACCCGTGACGGGAGCGGCGACAATGGCTGACTTTCCCCGTGTGCGCGTGAACATCACGAGCCGCGAAAATCCCTTAGACGCGGCTATGGTGTCGCGTTCGCGCGCCGGCCGTATCCGCGTGCGCCGGTTGTATGAGGCGACCACGCGCGAATTCAAGGTAAGCCTAAAGGGGCTCACCGATACCGAGCGCGACGCGGTAGAAAATTTCCTAATCGAAAACCGGGCCGAAGTCTTTAACCTCTATTGGCCCCGCAAGTCGCAATGGCTTCAAGTCGTTTGGACCGATTCTTCCCTGTCGTGGGAGGACCAAGGCAACCGGCTGTCCGCAACCGATTTCACGGTGGCCCTTGCCTGATGGGTAACGACCGGATTATCCCGAATTGGATTCCGATTTCGGTTCCTGTCGCGGACCCCTCGGGACAGATGCGCCCGGCCGCCGCCGCGACCGCGCAACAGGCGAGCAAGCCGAGCGTTACACAGGCGCCGACCCTTGCGGACGGCTCGGTTATCCCCATCATCTACGGCGGGCCGGAGCGCGTGGCCGGCATGCCGTACACGGTGGGACTGTCCTCGGATAGCACCGCCCTTATTGGCTCGTTTCTGCTGTGCGAGGGGCCGATAGACTCGGCCGCCGCGATCCAGCTAAACAACGCGGACCCGCCGGCCGGCTGCGCGTTTACCGTCTACACGGGCGCGCCCGGTCAAGGCGTTGACCCGTGGCTAGCCGACGCGATCCCGGGCTATGCGGAAACGCTGCCGGGCACCGCGTATATCGTCGCCAAGTTCCCGGCCGGCGTTCTGAAAACGTACCCGACCCTCACGGCAATTGTTGTCGGGCTGCAAATCCCGGACCCGCGCAACGGGAACGCGATGGCGGGATGGGACAACCCCGCGCTTATCCTCGCGGCGTTCATGACCACATACGCGCGCCGGACGGTGAACGTCGCGAGTGTGAAATCGGCGGCCGATTGGTGCGACGTATTGATCGGTGGGCAGCGGCGGACTTATCTCACGTTGAGCCTTGCGGAAGCGAAAACCGCCGACGAATGGATCGAAGTGCTACGCGGCTATTTGCCGGCGTGGGTAGTCGAGCGCGACGGCGAATGGTTCATTTACCCGGACATGGCATCGGCGCCCGTGGCCGACTACAACGCGGACACGGACGCGACCACGGATGGCGAATCGCCGATGGTGCTAAGCAAGCGCGGTGCGCGCGATGCGCCAAACGTGGTCGAAGTCGAATGGACCGACACGAGCGTTATCCCGTGGGCGACGCGCAAGGCGACAGCCGAAGTCCCCGGGCTGGGCGTGGGCGAGCGGCGAAAGACAACCCTTTCCATGCCGGGCATCCGCGCCTATGCACAGGCGTATCGCTTCGCCGTGGAGCGGTTGAACCATTACACGCTGGAAACTATCGAGGGCGATATATCGGTGATGGACGAAGGAATCGCCATCGTGCCCGGCGATATCGTCACCATTACGGACGCGGCCCACGGCTGGGACACGAAGCAAGTCCGGGTATTGCGCGCGAGCGAAACCGACAACGGCCGGTGGTCCCTGCACTTCCGCGAGTTCAACGCGCAAGCGTATTCAACCGACGCGCCGGCCGCTCCACCCGCGCCCAACAGCGGGACGCTACCGAACCCGCGCACGGTGGGGACCATCACGGGACTAGCCGCGAAGGAATCCCTTAATTTCGAAAGCGCGGTTATCGGTAATGACGGCATCGCGCGCGGGCTGATCTGGCAGTCGCGAATCGAAGCCTCGTGGAACGCGAGCCCGGACGTTTATTTCGACCTGTACGAAATCCGGCTCACAAGCCCGGCGATGACGCAGCCGGCGATTAGCGCGTCCCGGCTCCCGCAGTTTTCAAGTCCGCCCCTCGTGCAAGGGGCGACGTACACGCTGTCGGTGCGCGTGATAAATACGTTGGGGTTCGCGGGCGACTGGGTATCCGCGAGCGTCACGCTACAAGGAAAGACCGCACCCCCGGGCGACGTGATCGTGATCGACTTCGCGGCCGAAGTCGGGGGCGAGTGTATTTTCCGCTGGCATCCCGTGGCCGATCCCGATGTAGTGCGCTACGAATGGCGCGGGCTCGCAACCTCGGCAACCTCGGCCGCGTGGGACAGCATGACCACGCTCGACCGGCCCGACACGAACTACACACGAATCAAGGGGATCGCCCCGGGGCCGACCCTCTTTGCGATCAAGGCAATCGATAGCGTCGGGCGCTACAGCATCAATCCCTATTTCGTGAGCCTCACAGTCACGAGCGACGCGAGCGCGTTCCTACAGAATTTCAATTTCACCCCGCAAGTCGCCACGTCAACGAACATCGTCCAACAAAATTTCGCGTTGACCGAAAGCGGTACGCGCGCGTTGCCGCGCTGGATTTCCAAGGGGCAGGCGTTTTGGAATGCCGCGTTGCCAAACCCGGTATCGAGTCGCAATGCGCCCGTGGTCAATGCGTGGGGGCGTACCGCCGCATTCAAGCTGCTGACGGATCAGTACGACTTCGGGCTCACGCTGGACGCAACAATAAACGTGAACCTCGCTGGCGTGACTGCAACGGCCGGCGCGCCCGTGGTCTACTTCGCAAATTCCGTTGATGGCTCGACGTGGGATTACACGCAATCCGTCGCCCTCGTGCAAGGCGCGGTTAACGGCTGGCGCGCAGTCAAGGTAACGGCGCGGTTCCTGCGAATCGAAATCTGGAGCGCGGCGAACACGGACGCCATCATGGTAGAGGGCGTGGTTAACGTCCAGATTGCGTCGCAATCGAGGAAGGAAAGCGGCTCCGGGACAAGCCTTGCAAGCGGCCCCTACCGCGTGAACCTCGCGCAAAAATATTCGAAAGCCGTATCCATCACGATAACGCCGAAGGGCACCACGGCCGCGAGTGCATCCTACGACAACGTAATCGTCGGGCTCGCGGTCACGCCGAATTCGTTTGACGTTTATATGTTCAATCCATCGGCCGTGCAAATCGCCCGCGATTTTGCGTGGACGTGGCAAGGGGTTTAAATCATGGATAGCCCGATCATCAATCCGCTGGCTACACCCGCTTATGTCCCGTTCGATCCGAACGCCCCGAACGGAGCGACGCAAGCCCCGGACGCCTATGCCGCGAGCGACCTCGCGAACATTCGCGCGTTGCGCGATGCCGTGGTGTGCGGGCACATCCCGGGTTATGCATTCTCAATTTCCGGCGGGACCAATGCGGCGCCGACTTATCGCATATGGGCGGCGAACCCGATTCAATTCCGCATGTGGACAGTCACGTACGACGCGACGATCACATACCTACCCCTTA